AAGGTGGTTTAAATTTTTTTTGCCACTCTACTTGGACGTACTTGGACGGATAGAGATAAATGGCAAGGCTTAATAAACGGGTGAAACTCTATATAGTACGGTCACTTGCTACCTATGAGACACCTAGTGAAACAGCAAGAGGCGTCCAAGAAGAATTTGGTATCACCGTAACCAAACAGCAATGTGAAGCATACGACCCAACAAAGAAAACAGGGCAGGACTTAAGCGAAGAATTTAAAACTGAGTTCTACAGAGTGCGCAAGGAAATGAACGACAACCTTAGCGCAATCCCAATCGCAAATATTGCCTACCGCCTCAAGCGTCTACAACGGTTCATCGATCATGAACAATTCAAAGAAAACCCAGTCATTGTGCCGAGCCTTTTAGAGCAGGCAGCTAAAGAGGTTGGTGGACTTTATACCAATCGAAAAGAAATTACAGGCAAAGACGGCGGTCCAGTCCAAACAGTTAATTCAGAAATTCCAGTTCCAATGGAAGATTACTTAAAAGCGCGGAGGGAAGTCTTAGATGAGTACTGATGCGGCTCGGGATAAAGCCATCCGGATCGAGGCGCAAGAAGATTTATATTTCTTCACAAGGTACATGTTTAAGGAGCGCCGTGGTTATAAATGGATGCAGAACTGGCACCACTTAGAAATCTGTGAAGCTTTGATGAAAGTTTATCGCGGAGAGATAAAGCGGTTAATTATTAACGTTCCACCACGATATTCTAAAACTGAAATTGCTGTAATTAATTTTATGGCTTGGTGTTTTGGAAAGAAGCCTGACTGTGAGTTTATTCATATCAGTTACTCGGCAATGCTTGCCGCAAATAACGCCTTCCAGATTCGAACCCTTGTGCAAGAAGAGGCGTATAGAAAAGTCTTTCCCGAGCTTACATTGCGTGATGATAGTAAGGCTAAAGACTTCTGGAGAACTTCTCAAGGCGGTGTCTGCTATGCGACTGGTACAGGCGGTACGATTACTGGTTTTGGCGCAGGTAAACTTCGTGATGGGTTTGGTGGATGCATCATTATCGATGACCCACACAAAGCGCATGAAGCTTCTTCTAAAACAATTCGAGAAGGGGTAATTGATTGGTTCCAAAACACCCTTGAGTCGCGTACTAACTCGCCAGATACGCCGATCATTGTGATTATGCAGCGACTTCATGAAGATGATTTAGCTGGATGGTTGCTAGGTGATAGAAAAGACGGCGTTCCTGTAGCTGGTGGTAACGGTGAAGTGTGGGAGCATCTATGTCTTTCAGCTATTCAGGAAGACGGATCCGCACTGTGGCCAGCAAAACACAATATCCAAAAATTGAGGCTAATGGAGCAAGCAGCACCATATGTATTTGCCGGGCAGTACCGACAAATGCCATCACCGCCAGCAGGCGGTTTTTTTAAGCCCGACAATATTCAAATTGTTGATGCTTTGCCTGCGGATGTATTGAAACAAGTTAGGGCTTGGGATTTTGGGGCTACCGAAAATGAGGGCGACTTTACAGTAGGTGTGCGAGAAGCTCTAGGCGCAGATGGTTTTACTTACATTGTCGATGTAACTAGAGGACAGCTTGGACCTGACAATGTGAATAAGCGCTTAGAACAAACAGCAAAAATAGATGGGAAAAAAGTTTCTGTGCGTCTACCACAAGATCCCGGTCAAGCTGGTAAATCGCAAGCTAGTTCATTTGTGAAGCTTCTTGCGGGTTATAACGTGATAGCCAAACCAATTTCAGGTGACAAGCTTACACGTGCACAACCATTTGCGGCCCAAGTTAACGTGGGAAATGTACGAATGCTCAAAGGTGAATGGAATAAGGATTTTATTGATGAGCTTCGTCATTTTCCTAATGGCACACATGACGACCAAGTGGATGCAGCTTCAGATGCGTTTAATGAATTACATGAAGGTTTTGAAGCCTTCTTTGCTGATATGGGATTTGCTCGATGAGTGATGTAACTTTTCAACATGCTGAATATGTTAAGAACTTGCCATACTGGCAAAAACTTGATGATGTTTGTGAAGGTGAAGATGCAGTTAAGGCTAAAGGTGAAAAATATTTGCCGATGCCAAATGCACATGATAAATCACCTGCAAATAAAAGCGCTTATGAGGCTTATCTTACCCGTGCAGTCTTTTATGAAGTAACAGGGACTACATCAAATAGTTTAGTTGGTGCAGCTTTTGCAACCGATCCAAGTTTTAAATTTCCTCCGGAACTTGCTCATTTAGAACGTAATGCAAATGGTGCTGGTTTAAGTACTTATCAATTGGCTCAAAATGGAATTCGCCATTTATTGAAGCATTATCGTTGTGCTTTATATGTAGATTATCCTGATGTGCCGCCAGCTCGTAATCTAGCGGAATTTAAAGCACAAAAAGCCTATCCGATGATTCATTTATTGAATGCTGTTGATGTAATTAACTGGGATTCAATGATGGTTGGGAACCAGAAAAAACTATGTTTAGTAGTTATCCGAGAGGTAGTTTCTACCCGTGGAAGTGATGGTTTCAGTAAAGAGGATCGTGAGCAGTTCCGTGTTTTGCGTTTAGAGCCAGTTGACAATGGAGAATATGCTTATTCTGTTCAGATATATACCAAAAATGACAAGGGCGAATATGAAGGAGGGCCAAAAAAGTTTCCGACTGATCACAGTGGCAAAACTTGGTCTTATATTCCATTTACTTTTGTCGGTGCGGTAGATAATTCTGAAGAAATTAAGAAACCTCCATTACTCGCATTAGCTAATCTAAATTTAGCTCATTATCGTGACAGTGCGGACTTTCAAGAGTCCGTTTTTTATATGGGGCAACCTCAATACTATGTTAGCGGTGTGAACTGGCAATGGTTCGATGAGGCAAAAGCTCGAGGCATTTACGTTGGAGCGAAGGTACTTTTGCCTTTGCCTGAAAATGGCAAAATCGGCATTGAACAAGCAAACCCTAACACTTTGTCCCGTGAAGCAATGAAAGATAAGTGGAATCAAATGAAAGAATTAGGCGCACGCTTAATTGAAAAGGGTTCTGCTGCTAAAACAGCCACAGAAGCTAACAATGATGATGCTGTTCAGCATTCCGTTTTATCGCTATGTGTCGTGAACATGAATGAAGCCTTGTCTATGGCTTTGCGATGGTGTGCCAAATACGTAATAGCTAATGTTGATGCTCTTAATAAAGATGACCTGATGTTCGAAATCAGTCAAGAATTTAACAAACAGGGTTATTTAGCTGAGTTAGCTCGACAGTTATTTGAAGCAGCTCTACAAGGCCGATCTTCATTTAAATCATGGTGGGAATACAACCAAACAGGTATGTTCCCTAAACAAAAATATGAAGAAGAACTTCAGAATGTTGAAGCAGAGCAAGATGGGACTTTAAATCAAAAGGTAGAGTGAGATGGCAACAGATATCAAAAAACTATTTGAAGCACTCACTCAGCACCAGGCCTATCTTTATCGTGCTTCATCAAAAACGGTAAATGAGTTATTGGCTTTATTCAATGATGATACGAGCAAGATGCTATCTAAGCTTCGGGATTTATTGGATGAGCTTAATGAGTCGGAGAAAGTTGCTTTAGCTGGTGGTAAATATACAACTTCAAATTTAAGGGAAATTAGGGATTTGATTGCCCAATGGTTTGCCAGTGTTAATTTAGCATTACCTGAAGCTTTTGCCGTTTCTGCTACGGCGCTGGCTGTTTATGAGGCCAATTACGTAGCTAAGCTCTATGGAGCAAAAATTAATAAGCCTGATGGGGAAAAACTATTCTTATCCGCTAAAAAAGTTCCGTTGGCAGGTGGCGCTCTTGTCGATGATCTGCTTTCAAGAATTGCTGAAAATGCCCGTCAAAAGGTTGAGTATGCAATTCGAGATGGTATTAATTCAGGCAAAACTAACCAAGAAATTGTTCAGCGTATTCGCGGAACCAAGCGCCTTAATTATGAGGATGGGCTTTTAAGTAGCTCTAAGACGGATATTGAACGTACCGTAAGAACAGTTCGTAGTCATGTTGCTAATCAAACGTATTTAGATACTTTCAAACAGTTAGGTTTTGAGTATGTTCGTTTTATTAGTGTATTGGATGGAAGAACATCTAAGCTTTGTGCTCATTTAGACGGTACTGTCTGGAGGATTGATGATCCGGCAAAACGTGTACCGCCGTTGCATCCTAATTGTCGCAGCGAACTAGTACCAGTTAAAAAAGATGGTCAACTTGTTGGCGAACGGCCATTTGTAATGGACGAACGTAGAGTTAAAGACATCCCCAAAGAAGAGCGAAGCCAGTTAATAGGACAGTTAGATGCAAACACCACATTCAAAGAGTTCTTTAAGAAGACAGACGATTTCTTTCAAAGAGAATGGTTAGGACCAAAGCGCTACAAGCTTTATAAAGAAGGAAAGTTTGATTTTGAAAAGTTCTTCGATCCTGAAGGACGATTGTACACATTAGACCAACTTCGTAAGTTGGATGAGCAAACCTTTAAGGAGTTGGGCTTATGAGTGAGTCAAGACATTTAGTGCTAAAGCGTCACCCTACTTTGAAAGGTTATCTGGTTATTTGTGATGAAGAAACTGGACAGCCACTAGCTGGACAAAGAGCAGTACAGATGAATTCTGATGCCTTAAATGGACCCGCAACAATTACTGTAACTTTTGAAGCATATGGTGCTCATGGTGTTCGCTTAGTGAGTGATGAACAAAGGCCGGCTCAAACAAAGTAAACGTAGCTAAAGGTACTACAAATGCCTGAAAAGCAAATCAATATGTCAGATGCTCAATATATTCTGAGCACAAAATGAATTCTGGTGCCATTTCTTCAAATTAAGGTTTCAAGCCATGGCAATTTATGGTTTTACTTTTGAAAGATTAAAAGCAATTGCACTCATCAAATAGAACTTAATTTTTAACCATAGCACCTTCGGGTGCTTTTTTTGCGAGAAGAAAATGCCAAGCCCTATTATCCAATATTTCCAATATGAACATTTACCTGAACATTTGCAGCAAGTTAGTAAGCCAATTGGTGATTTAGCTCGGCAAATGGATGAGCAACTTCCTGACGGGCCTGAAAAATCCACAGGATTAAGAAAGCTACTTGAAGCAAAAGATGCATTTGTACGCCAAGCTTTAAGTAAATAATCATTTATAGAAATGAAGCGTCCTAAAGGGCGCTTTTTTATTGCCTGCCGAAAGCGGATGCTAACGGCGAATCCGGGCGGATGCCCATTTTGTATATATAGGTTGGATGACCAATGAAACTTAAAACAGTAACAATCGACGGTAAAGTTTATGCGGAAGTAGACGGTGATAAGCCGATCTATATTCATGATGACGGCAAAGAAATGCCACATGATGCACCACACTCGGTAGCAACAATTGCACGCTTAAACAATGAAGCTAAAACACATCGTGAAGCCAAAGAAGCAGC